GGCACGATGCGTCCAATGGGTGGTTGGCGTACTCGGTCAGACACGGCGGCTAATGCTAAAATTCGTGGATTAATTACTTGGATTGCAAATGACCAAGATCGTTTCATTGCAGGCGGCACATATAACAAACTTTATACTTGGACATCCCAAGGTGTGCGCCACGACATAACACCAGTTGGATTGACTGCTGGTCGTGAAGACGCCGAGGCATTTACAGGATATGGTGGAAGTTACTTTGGGCAGTATGCCTACGGCGTAGCTCGTCCAGACACAGCAAGAATACAGCCTGCAACAACTTGGTCATTAGATACGTGGGGTGAATACCTTGTCGCCTGTAATGAAGATGATGGCAAAATTTATGAGTGGCAAATAAACAATTCCACGCCAGCCGCAGTATTATCAAATGCACCTACAAACAATGAAAGCATTGTCGTAACCGAGGAAAGATTTTTGTTTGCGCTAGGTGCAGGCGGAAACCAACGCAAGGTGCAGTGGTGTGATAGGGAAGATAGCTCCACATGGACGCCAGCCGCAACAAATGAAGCTGGTGACTTAGAGCTTAACACAAGTGGCAGAATTATGGCTGGCATACGTGTGCAGGGTCAAACTCTAATATTAACAAGTATGGACGCTCACGTAGCAAATTATATTGGTGCGCCATATGTTTATGGCATTGAGCGTGTCGGAGCGAGTTGCGGATTAATTGCGAACAAGGCCATAGCATCAGTTGATAAGGGCGCGTTCTGGATGGGTAATCATTCATTCTATGCTTATGCAGGCGGCGCAGTGCAACAAATCGAAAGCGAAATATCGGACTATGTATTCTCCGATATAAACCGAGCGCAAATATCAAAAACTTTTGCAGTGACAAACAGCACATACGGCGAGATATTCTGGTTCTACCCATCTGGATCAAGCACAGAAAATGACAGATATTGCGTTTATAATTACGTCGAGAATACTTGGTATATTGGTGAGCTAGGTAGAACTGCTGGATTTGATATGGGCACATATCGCCAGCCAATTTGGGCAAGCGCAGAAAACAACAAGTTATACGAGCATGAGATTGGCTTTGATTACGGCTCACTTACGCCATTTGCTGAAAGTGGATCAATTGCGTTAGGCACTGGCGAGAATGTAATGTCAGTCACAGAAATGATCCCAGATGAGAAGACGCAGGGCGACGTGACAGTTACATTTAAGACGAGGTTTTACCCGAATGGCGTCGAACGATCATATGGCGCGTTCTCTATGTCAAATCCAACGTCACTGAGATTTACAGGCAGACAGGTTAAGCTAAGAATAGACGCGGCTAATCTAGCTGATTGGCGTGTCGGAATAAATAGACTTAATGTTACGGCTGGTGGAGCGAGATGAGCGAACAGCAACAAAAAGCCCCAGACGTTATCGGCAACGACTGGCGGACGTGGGGTCGCAGGCTTGTTCAGCATTTATCACAAACTCGATCCGCATTAGTTCAGCAGAACGGCGAAGAAAACGCATCTGATGACGCAACTCTTATGTGGAATAGGATTTACAAATATCCTGTTGTGTCAAAAGGTGGAGAATTTCGGCAAATTGTTGTTGAGGGTGGACACGCTAATTTTATTAAAACATCAGATGTTACACCAGTTGCGGCAAATACGGCATACAAGCTGACCTATGACGCACCATCTGGAAATTCAAGAATTACGCAAGGCACACCAACAAGTAGAATTGTGTTTGAGGAAGCTGGAGAATATGTCATATCGTTTTCTGCACAAATATCATCGACAAGCTCAAGCACAGTACACTTCTACTTTTGGCCTAGCGTCAATGGCACTGCCGTAGCAAACAGCGCTATGACCACTGCGATGCATCAAAATAATGCCACAATGGTGACAAGTCGAACACAAATATTTACATTGGCGGCTGGAGATTATCTTGAAGTAAATTACATGACGGATAACGTAAATGGCTTCTTAAATTACACTGCGGCGTCTGGATCAGTGCCTGCTTTACCAGCCTCTACACTATCTATAACGAGGACACATGGATGAAATAATTGAAAATTGCAGGGAATGGATCGAGGCCGCTTTGGAGTATTCTGGCGGTACTCACGATTTTATTCATGTAGTAGAAGGCATTAAGTCGGGTACAATGCAACTTTGGCCTACGTCAAGGGGGTGCATCGTGTCTGAAATTGTGGTATACCCAAAGGTAAAGCAGTTAAATATATTTCTTGGCGGCGGCGAATTGGATCAAATAATGGACATGCACACTGACGTAATTACCTGGGCAAAGGCTCAAGGGTGTTCAGCATTAACAATGACAGGTCGTGCTGGATGGAAAAAACCACTTTCGGAACATGGTTGGGATCAACTACATTCCTCATATATTAAGGAGTTTGCATAATGTCAGGCGGCAAAGGTGGTTCAACCACATCAGAAGTAACAGTACCAAAGTATATTGAAGATGCAGCTAAAGCTAATTTAGCAAAAGCAGCTGGAATATCGGAAGTTGGTTACACCCCATATTACGGGCCAGATGTTGCAGCGTTTAATCCAATGCAACAGGCAATGTTTCAAAATACATCAGATGTTGCTAACGCATTTGGCATGGCCACTCCGACAAACCCACAAGATATAATGGGCAATATGGGTAGGCCGCAAACATATGCAAATGGTGTAACTGGTTATTCATCAGCGCCAATGTTCCAAGATGCAGTTGACACATTAGGATACTTTAGGCCAAATCAAAAAGCTCTTATGGATAGTTTTTTCGTTAATCCAAATATAGGTTTTGATCCAAGCTCACCATATGTAGCGAGCCCTGGAAGTGGCGTATCTCTTAATATGATGGGTAGAAACCCAAGCTTCAGTGCAAATACCACTAATTATGGTGCAGATAGTGATTATTATGGCGGTTCTGGTGGCGCAGGTAACACTGTAACTGGCTATGGCTCTGGGATAAGCCCAATTATGGCAAATAATCCTTACACATCTGGCGGAGCAGTTGCCCCAGAAGCAATTGATCCTGCCGTTCAAGATATGGTGGCTATGAGGCGTAAAAACCGCAGTGATGAAAATAAAGCAAGACTTGACGCAATGATGGATGAGCAAATGCAAGATTATCTTGCAAAGAAAGAGTTAGGCGTTAGGCAAATTGGTGGGCAAGATGTAATATCCAGATCACCATTTGACGAAGGGTCATCTTTTGCTGGAACTAATTATGCGACTTACGATGAATCGCAAGGATTTCAAGCACCTTTCCCTCTCAATATAGTTCAAAATATTTTTGACCCAAAGGTTCAAGATAGCGGAGATAGAGGTTTTCAAAACCCAAATACTAAATCAGTAGTTGCTACTGGTTATAATGCTGGTGAAGTTGACCCCACATTAGCAAGGATGGCTGGTTACACAGATCAGATTGAAAACAAACCAGGTGATTATACAATGTTTACTGGTAGGGGTGTTGATGGCCAAGGATTACTTGGAGTAGCAGGCGACATTGCAGGTGACATTGGTGATGGGCTTGGCTTAACTAATTTTAGCACTGAATTTGCAATAAAACAAAGAAAAGAGGCAGAAGAGGCAAGAATTGCGGCAGAACGTGCGGCTCAGTTGCAAGTTTTAGCTCAAGCTCAAGCTGCAAGGGATATAAGCCCACCAGCTACGTCAAGTAGACGTAAGAAACAAAGACAAGCGCAAGCGTCGGCTAATAATTTTACATCTTCATCAATATCTAAAAACGCTGGCACTGGCGGTAAAGTTACTAAAGAAAGCTACAAAGGCGGCGGATTTTAATTATGACAAATTTTAAAAGAAAAGAGGCTTAATATGGCTGGTGGTGGGCAAATACAGCCGCAAGGCGGTTTTAACGTAAATCAAGCGGCAGCTGGTGGATTGCAACAGGCGATGCAAGGCACTCAGCAGGCGATGAATTACGCTCCGATGGCTATTAGGCCGACTGCATATAATGCGGCAAACGCATCGGCCACTGGATATAATCCAAGCGCAATGACTAGCGCAAATTATGGTGCTTCCACCATTGGCCAATCTCCAACAGTCACAGCCCAGAACGTGCAAGCTGGTCAATTAGCGAATACCAACTTAGGCGCATATACTAATCCATTTGAAACTCAGGTTGTAGATCAAGCACTCGGAGATTTAGAGCGCTCAAGGTTAATGGCACAAAATCAATTAGGCGCACAAGCCACTGCCGCTAATGCTTTTGGTGGCTCTAGGCAAGGCATTGCTGAAGCTGAAACAAATCGTGCATTCGCTGACCAGGCGGCTAGAACTGCTTCTGGTTTGCGCCAAGCAGGTTATACACAAGCACAACAAATGGCCATGCAAGATATTGGCACAGCGCAACAGGCGGCATTGGCTAATCAACAAGCAAACTTAGCTGCTGGGACAACTACTGCTGGATTTGGCCAGCAGTCAAATCTAGCAAACCAAGCCGCATTAAATCAGGCTGGGCAATTTGGTGCGTCTGCGGCAAATCAAGCTGCGGCGGCTAATATGGCGGCGCAAAACCAAGCGGCTCAATTTGGGTCGGGCGCGTCTAATCAAATGGCACTTACAAATCAAGCAGCGCAAAACCAAGCAAATCAATTTGGCGCAACGCAAGCTATGTCTGCACAATTAGCAAACCAAGCGGCACTTGCAGGTGCTAATCAGCAAAACCTTGCATCCGCAGCGCAAATGGGAAATTTGGCTAATCAGGCGTTTGGTACTGGCCAAGCAATACAACAACAGCAAGGTCAAGCCGGGTTACTGCAACAAAGTATGCAACAAGCATTAATTGATGCGGCTAAAGCTCAATATGCTGGTTACCAGGGAGCGCCTTTAGCCGCGCTATCTGCACCAATTGCGGCATTGCAAAGCACTCCTAATCAAAACACGCAAACAGACTCAATGAAGCCTGGATTGTTTAATTACTTGCAAGTTGGCGCTAATATGTATGGGAACAGATAAATGATTGATGATCCAAATAAACCTAAAAGCGGCATACGAGGTTTACTTGATTATGCTAAACAAGTTAATGAAAATACTGGATTAAGCAGAGCAGAAAGTTTTGCCGCAGCGCTTGACCCACTTATTATGAAGGATATGCGTGCAGGCGATTCCATACGAGCCGCAGGTGAAAGGCGTGTAGCCGCAGGTAATAAAAATAAAACTATTCAAATGCTTATTGACAGTGGGCAACAAGATTTAGCCGATGCAGTTGCGTCTGGCGCAGTACCAATGGCATCTGCCGTAAACTTAATGTTCCAAAGGCAGAACCAGGCGAAAGAAAGAGGCTTTGCAATTGAGGATGCAAATACTAAATTTGCACGCGATTTAATGTTAAAGAAATTAGGCTATGGTGGCAGTACAACCACGTTCCAACAGCAAGTTAATGAATATACAAAAGCGTTTCCAGAACTTACTCCAGCACAAATATTAGATAAAATATCTGGAAAAGACGATCAAACAGCAAAAACTAAAACTCTTAATGCTTTAGCACAAAATTCTGGATTAGTACCAGGAACACCCGAATACCAAGAATTTATGGCAAGTTCTGGCGAGTCTTTGAAAAAATATTATAAAGATTTATACGAAAACAAAGCTGAACAAAAACTCACATACGAGCAAATGCAATCTGACATAGGCCCTATGTTAAAAGCTGCGGATGATTTAGCAAGTGATCCATACTTAAATGAGATGCTAGGTGCTACTGGCGGTAGAGCTCCTGCTTTAACTCCTGAGGCGCGAAGGGTAATGACTAGAATTGATTATTTGCTAGGTCAAGCATTTATGGCCGCACGCGACAAACTAAAGGGCGGCGGACAAATTACTGATTACGAAAGTGACAGAGCAGAAGCCGCTATGATTAGAATTAAAGACAGAGTTCAAAGCCCAGAAGACTATAGGCGTGCTATACAAGACTTTAAAGATATATTGCAAAATGCGTTAAAAAGACAAAAACTTAGGGCAGAAGGAAAAGAGATACCAGATTCTTTAAGTGGCCAGTACAGAGACGAAGACGACGTGCAAATACAATATAAAATAGTAAAACCTGCTGGGAGTGGCTAATGATAATTGAAATAGATGGAGTTGGTCAGGTTCAAGTTGATGATAAATTTGAAACTTTGAGCAACGAGCAACAGCAAAAAATACTACAAAAAATTAAAAAGGACGCAAGCGTTGGAATTACTAAAGGTGTTGACACATCTAAGCCAGTAGAAGACCAAAAGCTTAGATCAATCGCGCAAGGTCTAACTTTAGGTTTTTCCGATGAAATTGAAGCTGCAGGTAAAGCCGCCGTATCTAAGATTGGTCAATTATTTGGCGGCGAAGGTAAGAGCTATGATGAGTCTTTAGATGAGGTAAGGGATAAACTGGAAGCTTATAGAGGTGCAAAACCTATGGAAGCATTAGGTTATGAATTAGGCGGCGCTGTTGTGCCTGCATTAGGGGCAGGTTTATTTACATTTGGCACTGGCGGCGCAGCTGTCGGCACAGCAACGGCGGCGAGAGTTGCCCCAACTTTAGCAAGAGCCGCAAAGATTGGCGCTATTGAGGGCGGTATTGCAGGGTTTGGTACAGGTGAAGGTGGTTTTAAGGATAGAGCTAAATCTGCTGCAGTTGGTACGGCTCTTGGTGGAACATTTGGTGCTGCAATACCAGTTGCAGGCCAGCAAGTTAAAAGAGGGTTACAAACTGTATATAAAGGCGCTATGCCTAGCAGTCTAGGCGGAGCTAATTTGGTTGATGCAGAAAGACGAATAGCAAATGCTTTAGAAAGAGATCAAATATCACCAGACCAAGCAAAAAAATTACTACAAGATGCTAAAGATTTAGGTGTAGACGATATGACTATAGCAGATTTGGGTAAAAATACACAAAAACAAGCTTGGCTTGCAGGAACAACTCCAAATGATAAAAGAAGCGGAGTTTATGATCAACTTGACGAAAGAAGGCTAAACCAAGCAGAAAATATATCTGAAAAAACAGCGGAAAAATTATCTGTAGATGGGCCAATCGGAATTGAATACATTGATGATTTAGCAAGAAGAACATCAGAAGAAGCTGCTCCACTTTACAAGCAGGCTTATTCAATTGACTTAGATGCTAAACCTTTTGCCGCGTTTTCAAAAAACAGTGCGATACAAAATGCATACAAAGAAGCAGTTGCTTTAGCTGAAATAGACCCAGATGTTGCAGACTTTGCCAACATGCCTAAAAATTTAGACAAATTTTTTGGCGATACTATTGGTAGAGGTCAATCTGTCTCTATGCCTACACAAGTGGCTCATCAAATTAAAATTGGTTTAGACTCCTTAATAGAAAAGCAAACAGACAGTGTCACTGGTAAAGTTACGCAAAAAGGACGTGTCTTAATTAAATTAAAAGATAGGTGGAATAAAGAAATAGTAAGGCAAAACAAGCCATATAAAATTGCTAATAGTAAATATTCAGACAAAATGAACTTAAAATCTGCTTTTGACGATGGTACAAACATTGCAAAATATAAATCAGATTTACTTGTAAAAAAAGTTTCAGCTATGTCTCCGCCAGAAAAAGAAGCTTTTAGAACAGGTTTAGTAAGTCAAATACAAGAATTAGCAATGAAAACTGGCGATGTTAGTGATTTTACTAAAACTATATTTGGAAGTCCAAAAAAACGTGCGGCAATAAGATTAGCTTTTGGAAATAAAAAAGATTTTGAAAACTTTGAAAGATTTATTAAATTAGAGCAAGATAAGGTTAAAACTTATAATCAAATGTACGGCGGCTCGCAAACAACAGATAAAGCAATTGAGGCAGGTTTTGACGATTTTGACGCCAGAGAGGGTATTACCTTACTACAGCAAATGTTTACAAATCCAGTAACAGCAGTTGGTACAGCGACTAGAAACATGAGCAGAAAAGGGCTTGGTTTAAATGCTGAAACTTCTGGCGAAGTTTTAAACATATTAAGCGAAACTGATCCAGCAAGACAAAGATTGATGCTCGATGCTTTAAATCAAAGAAAAAACCTTGATGCTATATCAAGGCAAAGGCTACTAAATCGTCCAGAAATTTATTCTGGTTTACTTGGGTCGCAAAGTAGCTCATTATTTGCAAAAGAGGACTAAATTATGGAATTAAAGCCTAAATCTGAAACAGAAATTGCAAATATAGTACAGGATGCAATATCTGATGCTGTAGACTTTGTTGAAAGCGAGATCAGCGAAGATAGAATAAAAGCCCAAAGGTATTATGATGGCGAGGTTGATCTTGGATATGAAGATGGTCGAAGCAAGGTTGTAGCTACAAAAGTACGTGATACCGTACGTGCGGTAAAACCAAGTTTAATGCGTATATTTCTAAGCACAGCAAAGCCAGTTGAGTTTGTCCCAAAGGGAGCAGAAGATGTGGCTATGGCTGACCAGGCGACAGAGTTTATGCACCATGAATTTACTAGGTTAAATGGATATAGAGTTATAAATGACGCTTTCCAGGATGCGTTAGTAAAAAAGCAAGGCATAGTAAAAGCATACTGGATGACATATCCCGAAGCCAAAACTTACACATTTAGCGGCTTAAATGACGAAGAGCTTACATACGTTACTGACGACGAAGACGCACAAGTTATTGAGCAAACTACAGAAATGGAAATTACCATTGATGAAATGGGAATGGAAATTGAAAGTCCAGTACATGATGTAAAGGTAAGTCATAGAGACGAAAAAGGTGAGCTTTGTATAAAAAGCGTTCCGCCAGAAGAATTTTTTGTAAATCGGGAAGCAAGAAATTTAGAGGAAGCTTATCTGGTGGCGCATAGAACTGAAATGCGTGCAGGCGATTTAATTGCAATGGGTTATGACCCTGATATTGTTCTTGATTTAGATAGCCTAGACAATGGCTCAGAAATGACTGAAACAGAAGTTTACGAGCGTCGTGGATATGATGAAAGCTCATCTGACGAAGATCGAGCAGACCCTGCAATGAAAAATATAAGTGTCACAGAAGCTTACATGAGAATTGATGTGGATGGGACTGGAATACCTGTATTACACAAATTAACTTGTGGCGGTACTAACTACAAATTGTTAGATTACGAGCCATGTGATGAGCTTCCTTTTGCTAAGTTTGAAATAGACCCAGAGCCACATACTTTTTATGGCAGATCATTAGCTGAAATAGTAATGGATGATCAGGACGCGGCAACGTCAATATTACGTGGTATCCTGGATAATGTAGCAATGACAAATAATCCTAGAATTGGCATTGTTGAAGGCGCTGTAAACATTGACGATGTACTAAACAACGAAATTGGCGCTATTGTAAGGATGCGTCAAGCAGGTTCAGTGCAAGACTTAGCAGTTCCATTTACCGCAGGCCAAACTTTAGGAGCTTTATCTTACCTAGATGGGCTTGTGGAGAGCAAAACAGGCGTCTCTAGGGCTTCTATGGGCTTAGACCCTGATGCTATGCAATCTACAACTAAAGCCGCTGTGCAAGCTACTGTTCAAGCGGCGGCAGGCCAAGTTGAAGTTATGGTTAGAAACCTTGCTGATGGTATGCGCGATTTATTTGGCATTATGCTAAGACTTTCTCACAAAAATATAGACGAAGAAAAAATGATGCGAATGAATGGATCATTTGTGCCAGTTGACCCTAGAGTATGGGATGGGTCAATGGACGTTTCTATAAATGTTGGTTTAGGCACTGGGCGCGAGGAAGAAAAGTCAATTGCATTAAATCAGGCGTTACAGATGCAAACAATGGTATATCAAACATATGGGCCTATGAATGGTTTGGTATCGATGACAAATATAAGAAATACACTTGCAGATCAGTTAGCAGTATCTGGCATACGCAATGCAGACAGATACTTTGCACCAATTACTGAAGAAATTGAAATGCAAATGCTACAGCAACAACAGCAAGCACAAGCCGCACAAGGCCAAGCGCCCGATCCTAACGCAGCGTTCTTGCAGGCGGAACAAATGAAGGCTCAAGCTAAGATGCAATCAGATATGGCTAAGTTACAGTTAGAGCAACAAAAGGCGGCGGCTGAAGACGATCTGAAGCGTGATCAAATGGCGCAAGACTTGCTCGTTGACGCAGCTAAAGTGTATGGTAAATATGGTACAGCAGTTGATATTGCTAAGATTAAAGCAGAACAAGATAAAGTTAGAATGGTTGGCGGAATTGCACAAGGTAATGGACAATAATGACAACTAATATACGCATAACAGCAGATGAGGCGAAGCGTTTAAAAAACGATACCGCTTTTAAGCAGTTTGTGGAGAATGTGCGCGAAAATCAAATGTTGATTTTTGCAAACAGTGGCGCTTCAGAAGTTGAGGCGCGTGAAGATGCTCACGCAATATTGCGTGCAGTGAACCAGATCGAAATTACACTCGACGCCGCAATTACGGCAGAGGTAATATTAGATCGCAAACAGAGGAACTAGCACCGATGGATGAATCGACTAGCCTAGAAAATGCTTTAGATAGCATAATTGAGCCTGCAGCAGATGAAACTGAAGGCAATAATCAAAGTGAACCTGTAGAAGAAATTATCGAGGACGACGGTCCCGATGATGAAGAAACAGGCGAGTACGATGATGACATCGAAGATACGTCCGATGAAGGTGAAGAAATTGACCTAGATGATGTAGAAATTGACGACGAAGACCCTGTAGAGGCTACTGAAGACACCAAGCTCATCCCCATCAAAGTTGATGGAAAAGAGGAGCATTGGACACTGGATCAGCTCAAGCAATCTGCTGCGGGACAAGCGGCAATTAATAAGCGGTTTCAAGAGGCTGCCGAAGTGCGAAAGCAACTCGAACAGCAACATGCCGTATTGCAACAGCAACGTGAACAAGTTGTTAAATTGCACCAATCTTACCAGCAAGGTAATTTACAAGCTCCAGTACCACCAACCAAGGAGTTGTTCCAAGATGATCCTATATCATACATGGAGCAAAAACTTGAATATGATGATGCTAAGAGCGCGTATGACAATCAAATGATACAAGTTCAGGCTTTAGAGAGGCAAAACCAGGAATTCCAATTAAACCAACATAATGTTTATTTGGCTGAACAGGCAGAGCTTCTAACTAAATACATACCTGACATTGTGCATCCCGAAAAGGGACAACCACTTAAAGATGCGTTAGTGAAAACTGGCGTTCACTATGGTTGGACTGAAAAGGAAATGCAAGATGTATCAGACTCTAGATATGTACGTGTTTTAAACGATGCTCGTAAATGGAATGATTTGGTGGCTAAGAAGGAATCTGCAAAGACTAAAGGCCAAAAGGCACGTCCTGTAGTAAAACCTGGTGCAAAGAAAAGACAAGTTGGGAACGATGCAACTCGTAAAAAAGCGCAACAGCGCTTGCAGAAGACAGGCTCAATTGATGATGCATTGAGCTTGATTATTAACGATAGCTAACTTTTAGCTAATAGTCTTGAAAGGACGATCCAATGGCACAGCCAAGCAACACATTCGACAGCTATGATGCAGTCGGTATACGTGAGGATTTATCTGACGTAATTTATGATATTTCACCCTCAGAAACCCCATTTTTCAGTAAATGTGGTAAGAAAAAAGCGTCAAACACTTTTACAGAGTGGCAAACAGATTCACTTCGTGCATCTGCTGCAAACGCTCACATTGAAGGCGACGCAACAACTGCTGAAGCACGTACAGCAACAACAAGATTAGGCAATTATACTCAAATCTTTAAAAATGCCGTAGTTGTACCCGATACTGATGAAGGTCTTAATAAAGCAGGCCGAAGTCGTGAAATTGGTTATCACACATTACGCATTGCAAAGGAGCAAAAGCTCGATATAGAAAAAGCTCTATTCGACAACAATGCAAGAGCAGCAGGTAGCTCAACAGCTGCACGCGAACTTGCTGGTGCTCCAGTATGGCTAACAACAAACACTGTTGCTGGTTCTGGCGGTGCAGATGCAAATGGTACAGGCTCAAACGCACGTACAGATGGTACACAAGCTGCTTTCTCACAAGCTAACTTTGACACTGTAATGCAGTCAATCTGGGTAGCTGGTGGTAAACCAGACACAGTGTACTTATCTGCGTTCCAAATGAACATTGCATTAGGCTTCACTGGTAACAACAATCAGCGTTCAGCAGTACAAGCTGGCGATGAAAAAGTTATCAAGTCGCTTGCTGTATATGTAACACCTTGGGGTTCTGTTGAGTTTATGCCAAGCCGCGAAAACAGATCGCGTGACGTATTCATCATGCAGGATGATATGTGGGAAGTTGCTACACTACGTGGAACAAAAAATGTTGCACTAGCAAAAACAGGCGACAACTCAACACGTCAAGTTGTAACAGAGCTTACACTTTGTGCTAAAAATGAAGCTGCAAACGGCATGATTGCTGACTGTACTACTTCATAAAAAAAGATATAGTGGGGGTGGGCAACCGCCCCCACAACTCTAAAGGAGATAATAATGGCAAAAGCAACAGTAATGACCCCTAATGTGTTTACATCTTCGGGCAAGTTTTTTGAAGGCGATGTTGTTGAACTTTCTGACAAAGAAATTAAAGAAATTAACGCTATAAGAAAAGGCACACTTGAAGTTAAAACAGTATTAACTCCAGTTAAGAAAGCCGTTACAAAGCGTAAGCGTGCAAGAAACGCAAATGGAACATTAAAATCTGATGATCCTTCTACACCTAATATTAATGAAGCCTGGGAAGGCAAATAATGGCTAGGCCAGCTAAAGGTAAGGCTAAAGTTAAAGTCACTAAATCTGGCCGCCGTATTAGTTATGGTCAAGCAGGCAAAGCAAAAGATGGTGGCCCAAGAGTTAGGCCAGGTACATCAAAAGGTGATGCTTATTGCGCTAGATCAGCAGGGCAAATGAAAAAATCGCCAAAAGCAGCTAAAGACCCTAATAGTCCACTAAGATTATCTAGAAAAAGATGGAAGTGTAGTGGTAAGAAATCTAAGAAAGCATAAATATGAGTAATTTATCTAATAAAGTATCCGAAAAAATATATCGTGAAGGCGATCAAATTGTTATTAAGAAAACATTTGACGCTGACCAGGCGAAACGTGATGCAGCTTATGCCAGAGAAGTTACTGATAATAGCTTTGGTTCAGATTATAAGCATGTAGGCAATGTTGATATGGGTATGTTAGAAATTTGGCTGAAAGAAGCTGGTGTAAAGTGGACTGATACTGAAGCTGTAAAAAATGTTATAAAAAGCAAACTTATGAGCAATGAATTTAGCGCTCTACGTGTATGGGATGGTAAATACTAATGGAAATGGCTGATCTTTGGACAGGAATATTGACGTTTGCGTTGGGCTTTATTGGCTTTACTTTGCGTGGATACGTTATTGAATTAAATAGATTGCAAATATTATTAAATCGCACCAGGGAAGAATATATCACTAAAGTTGACAATAGTACCTCAATGAATAGATTGTTCAGTAGATTAGACGCACTAGATGCTAAAATGGATCGAATACTGGAGCGCAAATGATACGCTTACTTATAATTATATTTTTCTTCATTCTTGGCGGAAACGCCTATGCTGAAGATGATGTAATTAGATCAGAAAGCACAGTCACATCTGATGGGTCAATGGATACCACTATCAACAGCCCACCGCCTTCTGCAATATCACCACAAATAAGTGCAAGCAACTCTGACCTGTGTACTGTAGGCGTAGCAGGCGCAGTGCAAACCCAAATACTAGGTATATCTGCTGGAAGAACTGTGCGTGATATGAACTGCGAAAAGCTAAAAAACGCTAAAACTATGTATGATATGGGCATGAAAGTAGCTGCTGTGTCTGTAATGTGCCAGGATTCTCGCGTGTTTGAAGCCATGCTCAACGCAGGGACGCCCTGTCCCAAGGATGGGTTGGTGGGCGATAAGGCTAGGTTAGCTTGGGAAATGCAAGCTGTTGAAGATCAAATTGAACGTGAGCAAAACAATCCTATGCGGAAAATTTTTAATGAAAATGTTGAAACTAAAATGGGGTTTGGTGTTATCATTAGCACTCTGGCCTTCCTACTCGCTATGTGACCCATACTCGTATGGTGTAACTAAAAATGCGGCGTCTAGCACATTAAATTGGGGCATGGGCTCTATTTTGCCATCTATTCCTGGTGTTGATATAAATGGCATGGTTTACAGATATACTACTAATAAAGAAACTGATGCTGATTTTAAAGTTCATATAGGTAATAAGAACGCAAACGGCGAAGGGTATCTGTTTCGTAAAACAGATAATTGGTCTGGCGTCCCAGGGAATACAATTGTGCGAAGTTTTTCATTTAGAAATGTGCCATCAGTTTTATGGGGTGATGGGTCAATCGAGGTTGAAGGTGAAGGAAGCGTTGAAGAGCCTGTAGTTATATATAGCTTTAGAATAGACGAATGTTACGATGAGCAGTCAAACCCATCTTGCCCTGGTTACATAAAACCTGTCCCAAAGATACCCGAAGTCGAAGTATACGCGGCATTGGAAGACGAAAGTGTTTTAGAAGCAATTGATACAGATTTAGATTATGAGTACGATGAGGAAGGAAATATAATACCTGACGAGGAAGATGAAGAAAAAGAAACACGTCTTGAAATGGGATTAACAGCGTCAGCCAATGCTTTAACTATGCTAAGAACTCAAGGTCAATCTGAAATCATAGCTGCTATGAACCTAAAAACAGATTTAGCTATGTACTATAATTCTACTCTAAATGGTGGTATATATAATGATACGGCTCAATTAGTTGATGGAAACCTTCCTGATAATAAGAAAGGTTTACGAAATAATTTAGCACAACAAGTTCTGCATGAGAAAATGGTAGACATGCAATATAACAAGTGAGGTTAAAATGAAATATTTTACAATGATGCTTACAATATGTGCATTCCCTGCTTTTGCAGATAATGCAGATATTGTTGGTAATGTAGACGCCAAGTGCGTGATACAAACAGATAAGTCTGGTGTATATGGAAACCCAATTGCCAGTAAATTAAGTACGACACCAGCAGATGGTGGTGTATTGCCTATAATTAGGTTTGATGTGTCAATTGCAGACTCTTACACAGCAAACATAACTCACCCAACTTCCTTTACGTCTTCGCCTTCACTATCTGACACTCTTGTGTGGACAGGAAGTACAAGCGTAACTCAAACATCTGATGCTGGAATGTCAGGATATGAAGCCGCAAAAACATTAGTTAATGACACAACAATATTTGATTTAACTTTAGCAGGCTCTACATGGTTCTCGACATCATCAGTTGCAGTATATGGGGCAGCTAAACCATTCCCAGGTGGAACGTATACTGCTGTAGTTCAAGCAGAGTGCATTGCTAAATAAATTATCTATATTATTCATAGGCTTGGCGTCTATAGTTCACTCACATGAAATGACGCCAGCCTATCCAGAATTAAAACCTTCTCATGTTTCTGGCGTTATGAAGATCGAGTTATCTTTATTTAACCAACGAGAAGACGTTAAATATTACCAAATAGAGCTTTTTGATTTAGACTTTAATAGTTTGCCGTTTTCAACTACATATAGAATTATGAAAGTTGAACATAAAGAAAGAAAGAACTTTGAGGTATATATTCGAAGATCAGATTTAAACAAACCATTATATGTTTGCACAATATCTAAGATTACTAAATCTCGTGGTGTAAAAAGTTTAATTTCTTCAAGAATATGCTCAAAAATTAATGGAGAAAACTAAATGAAATATGCAGTTATTTTGTCCATAATTGCTACATCAGTATCTGCTGAAAGTAATAATCTTTCATTATCGCTTCCGAACCCACCATTAAATTACCAAAGCGACAGATTTAGAGCAGGTAACTTAGATTGTGCTAATGCTGTTGGTGGCGGTATTAATCTTGAATTTGGCGTAACTGGTGTTGTAAATAATGTTGGTGGTGGTTTTAACTCATTGAGCAGTATTAACCAGGGTAAGGATATTGGGATATATACGAGAATAGTTATACCTTTAGATAAACCTAAATCACGTATAAATTGTGATGATTTATATCAAGTAGAACTTACGCAGCGCAGACTTGAAATACAAATGTTGCGTGATGAATTAGCTCAATTGAAAAGCCTACAACAAAAAGGCAATGAAATGGAATTTGAAAACTAATGGTAGATTTAACTAAAGTTGACGGATTGGCAGATCATGAGGTGCGCGCAGGTGGCGTAAAAATGTCATTTGCCTCTGTTATGGCAATTATTGCCTTTCTATCAACTGTAGTTGGCGGATTGTATGGTGGATTTGTACTATATCAAAAGATTGAAGCGGTAGCAGGGTTAGATATTGATGCTTACCAACAAAACATGGACGTTATGGATGCAAAAATTGTCGGTATATCTGAAAAAGTAGAAGAAAGCGTAGAATACACCAGAGATATAAAGAATGGCTTGAAAGATGATATATTACGCATAGAGCAACAAACAGATCGTATAGAAGATATGGTGCGTGAAACAGAAGATAAGGTACGCTCAATGATTGATGCTGCCGAGGTGCGCTTTGAAAATCAGCGTGAACGTGTTAGAGTGTCACAAAGCGGTTCTATGAAGGAACTTGAAGAAAGATTGATGGATAAATTGCAAAGAGCTTTGGATAACCCATTAGCAGATTAGGTGAAATTATGGATGAGTTTAAAAAATTTGATGTAGATGGCAATGGATCAATAGACCAGGCTGAATGGGATCGAATGGCTCTGGAAGATAGGCGTTTACGAATGCAAGATGAAGACGCCCAACGTGACGCTATTAGGTCAATGACGTGGTTTGCATTGTTTGGGATGTTACTCTACCCATTTGCTGTGATTGGGGCTGTAATTTTTAGTTTAGATGAAGCCGCAAAAATATTAGGATCGATGGCATCTATATATTTTGTGTCTGTTGCAGGCATAGTATCTGTGTTTTTTGGAGCTAACGCATTGGCGAAAGGTAAAAAGGAATGATAGCTGGATTAGGATTAATTGGAAAAGTTGCAGACTTAGCTGGAACTATGATAGAGGGCAAAACTGCATTAAAACAAGCAGAAGCCCAAACTAAAATGAAAATTGCTACTGGAGAGCTTGATTGGGATTTAGCTGCAATGAAATCTTCTGAAAATTCGTGGAAAGACGAATGGATAACTTTATTGTTTTCAATTCCATTAATTTTAGCGTTTTGCGGAGATTGGGGAAACCAAATTGTCCAAGACGGATTTTTAGCATTATCAAACATGCCAAGCTGGTATCAATATAGCCTTGGCGGTATAGTGAGTGCATCAATAGGTATGCGCGGTGTAAGTAAATATTATGGGGGCAAAAAATAATGTCATTGGTTGAAAATATTAACAGGCGCAAAAAGAATAACACATCGCGCCCAAAGTCTAAATCTACAATATCGGAGAGTGCATACAAAAATATGACTTCTGGTTGGAAAAAAACCAAAAAAAAGAAAAAAACTGCAAAAAAGAAAAAAGGCTAACCCATGAGTGAAGCAATGAAAAAACTCCAGGATAAAGTTGGAGTAGGTGCAGACGGACATTTTGGCAAGAATACAGCAAAAGCTATAGCACAATTTTACGAGCTATCTAATGAAAGAGCCGCGCATCTTTTAGGTCAAGCTAGTCACGAAAGTGGCCATTGGCGGCATACCAGGGAAAACCTAAACTATAGCGCAGAAAGCATGATGCGTGTTTGGCCAAGCCGTTTCCCTGACTTAGCTTCAACCGAAGGGCTTGCCAGAAATCCAAAAGCATTAGCTGAAAATGTATACTTTGGCAGACTTGGTAATGATACTAAAAGAAAAGCAAGTCTATATGTAGGCCGAGGATTTTTACAATTAACTGGATTTTCAAACGTAAAAGAATTTGCGGCAGACATGGGTGTGCCAGAAGTCATTGAAGACCCACAATTGCTTGAGGAAGAATATGCATTTGAAACTGCATTGTGGTTTTTCAGAAAAAATAAATTGTTTGATATAGCTGATGATGGCGTTAATGATGAAACTATTTTAAAAATAACAAGACGTGTAAATGGTGGAACTCATGGCCTAGTTGATAGAACAGGCGAGACAAACAAAATTTATGAATGGCTCAACGCATAATAATAACATTGGTAGAGCAGGCGAATTCTTAGCTCTATCAAGATTATCTTTTTCTGGAATTTCTTGTATATTAGTTCAACACGAGATTGACGATGCATACTTGAAAACACCAAGCGGAAAATTGCTGACTTTACAAGTTAAAACAGCTAGTAGGAAATCAGGAAACCTTACGCAATACAGGTGGAATACACAGCCTGTCAGAAATAGAAAGTCTGATATTTATGCTTTGGTGGCGTATGATATAAAGAAAATATATTGGGCTAGAGGTGATGATCCAATAATTAAAAAAACATCAACTCGTTTGTATCCGCATCAGTTTGAAAATGAAGAATTATTATTAAATCAAGTAATAAAAAGCTTTGAAACTTAAATATATTTCTTGCTGATTGTAGCTATATTTAATATTAAGTATTGTGGGCATTTCGGGCATGAATTGTCCACACGAAATCAATGCATAGTTAAACCTGCTTGATCTAATATTTCATCATCATGTAATTCTATTATACATTCTGCTAAAGCTTGCATTACGGCTCTTTTGCCGCTTATTAAAAGTCTGTCAGAAATATAATTACAAAGCTCCTCAAGTTCCTCATCAGCATCTTTTGTATGCTCTCCAGTAATGTCTAATGTTAATTTAATGCGGAATTCAGACACTTCTTAACCTTTTTAAAATGGGCTGCGTCGGGAGAAAGGAAAGAACAGACGCAGCCCTAGTAAAGTGGACTAACACTTGAGCAAAGTGTAAGGAGGAGGAGAAAGGTCCACTTAATTTAATATACTATAAAAGTATCTGTGTTAGCAAGGTTCTGACATTTCTGCTGCAAGCGCCGCATATCCAGCCGCATCAATACTACTGTCTGTATGTGCGTTTTGACTTAATCGAGCAATTTTTAGTAACACCATCATGTTACATACATCATATTCAGTAACTTCATGGTTCATATATATTGTCCACATTTTTGCTATTTTATTAAAATTTTCTCTTGGCGTGCCGTAATCTTTTTCTCTGTCGCCATTTATTAAATTAACAGCTTCCATCAATACATTTGTTCTAGTGTTCTTGTATTTCTTCATAATTAATTCCTTTGTTTCGCTTTGCCAGAACTGTCAGTGAACCACATATAGCCATCATTAATGGCTATATGTCCCGAACCAAGTAAAGATGTTAAAGCTTGTTTATAAGTTGTTTTTGGATTTGTTGCACTACTACATTTGCCAATAAAATGATCTTTAACAGTTTCTTCTGATATGCAGTGATACACTCCTAATTCTGGCCAACCAACGCCACCAGGATTAGGTTGACCAATGCCTTCTGCCCTTAATTGCTTGAATACAGTTCTTAGTAATGTTTGATTTTTACCTTTAATTGCAGGTTTGCTTGCATCAGCTATTTCTTCTGGCGTTGCTCTTTCTATGACGCATGTTGTAACTGCATCGCCATCATCATCTTGACCGAGCTCAATAACTTTTAATTTAAAATTAAATATAGCTCCTGTTTCCATATCTCTCTGCTTCGTTGCCTTTGCAGATCGTAAACCAGTTTCTTCATTAAAATCTAATTCTATTTCTGTATCTGTTGCGGCTCGTAATGAGCTATGACCTCTTGCACCTGCTGCCTTATCTTTGCCAGAATGATGTACTGTTGCAACATGAGCCCCAGTAAGTTCACGCAACTTATCACAATTACCAATAAATTTAGTCATATCTTCTGGGCTGTTTTCATTCGCACCAGACATTGCCCTTGATAATGTATCAATAATAATCATCTTTACTGGCCCATGTGACCTAGAAACCTCTCTACATAATTTACTTAGTACGTTCATATCAACATCAGCATCGAGCATGTTTACAGGTGAAGGTCTAACTGCAAGTTTTACATCTTTGTGATTAATATAGTGCTGCCGCATAGCCACAACTCTATTATGAAATGCCATACCGCCTTCTGTAGCTAAATAAAGAACACTACCACCATTAACCTTGTTATTATTCCAAGCTTCGTTTGCACCTATGTGCCAAGCTATATCTAAAACAAAAAATGACTTACCGACATTAGAAGGCCCATAAATAACTGACATTTGCCCTTCACCAAACCAACCCTTTAACAAGTAATTACTAGATAATTGTGGTTTTGCGTCATACGGAAAGAATACCTGGTTTAAAACACTTTCAATCTTTAATGCTTCTGCCGTTTTTTCTGGCCCCAACTCAAGCCACATATCCGAATAATCCCAACCTTCCATTTCTGGTAAAATATATTCTATGCCGTGATCTTCTTGGGCTCTTTCGCAAGCCTTAATCCCTGGCTCATCATTATCGCCTGCAACAACAAATGTGCAGTCAGGCTTTGCTTGTAAAAGATTATCTACAACTGCTGGAATGTTGCCTGCGTTCAATGCAAATACACATGGCTTGCCTGTCGCCTCATGGATAGTAGCAGAAGTTGCCCAACCTTCCGCAACATAAGCAAAATCAACTATTGGCCCACCTATAACGCTAAAGTTACCTGTTACTGGCATTTGATATGAAAACTTTTTACGCCCTTCGGGTGTAATAAGTTGATGGCCTACACGTTTACCCTTTAGGTCAATTACTGGTATGCATAAATTATTATTATCAATTTTTGCATTATTAATGTTTATTTTTTTTAATTCTAAATATGGATGATTAACTGCTATATCTCTGTCTGGCCACTGTATATCTTCTGATCTGTCAATTTTTATACTAACATCAGTGTTTTCGTTTGGCCAAAGAGACATATCCCTCATTCTATCCTTTATCTCTTTGTAATCATTACATTGCCTACAATGAACCATAACTTCGCCATTGTGTTCTTTAATCCAAAACCTATCTCTGCCAGAGCAACTTGGACAAGGGCCATGATACTCACCTTTTGCAGTCATTTTCAACTGTAAAGTTTGTATTATTTTAGGGCTGTACTCTCTCCAACTCGCCGTTGGATACTTGCTTTCTGCATTATTATTATGTATCATTTGTATATTCCTTTTGTTCTAAGGTAGTTTCTATGCCTCTCGCTTAACTTGTGTACGACTTTAAGCGAGAGGCAATTTTTATTTAAAACGGAATATCATCATCTATTTCATTGTTTGGTGGCGCTTGCGCCGCAATGCTACTAGCAAATGGGTCATAACTTTGTCCGTTTGTTGATTTAACAGGTTCAGTATTACTCCAGGATGTATCTGCATTAGATACAAAACCATCCACCTTATCAAATGGATCGTCGCCACCTTCAAGTTCAGCAAGTTCTAATACTTGTACTGCCTTTAATCTAAGTGAAACCCCATTTAAGCTTCCTGTATTGTAAGGAACTATTACAACCGCAACGTTAACTTTTGAATTAGTTGTAAGCATAAAATCATCTGGCAACTTATTACGAGCCGCATCCACTTGTTTTGGCGGCTGTGTTCTATCGCCACCATATGATCCTTTTAACTTACACTTACCAATTATTTCATTAGTGTCTTGGTTGCGCTTATATGGCAAATTAGTTGGCTTTTCTGGCCACTTTCTTTTGGTATCCATAGCTGCCGCATTTGCATATGCTTGAGAGCATACTTGGTGCAAATCTTTAGCTTGGCTTTCATCTAATTTAAATGACATTTCAAAGGCTGCGCCTTCCTCAAGTGCGTCGCATTTAACGCTCTTGTTCTCCTGTGTATCAAATTTATAAGTACCATTTAGTCTTGGGTACATAGCGGTAACTCCGCTTATCATATATTGCATAATGCAACTCCTTTAAAATTACGTGACACCCTCACGCCGGGATTTCTTATATGTCTCCGTCCAACCAAGGCGGCAGACTTATTGTTTCAAGATCAGACCATCCAGTGCCATAATCATTATTCTCTTGTGCTCTCTTAATCTTCATAAGCGTATGCATCATTTCTTGCCGCGCAAATTTTTCATATTTATCTGACAATTCATAACATGCAACTGCATGTGGTTTTTCCTTCTCTATTGCAATAAATATAAAGTTTGTTGTTTTAATATTTTCTATGTCTAAACAGTATCTGTAAAAACTTTGTTGAAGATCGTACCTAAACGCCCTTATTGCCTTCTCAAATCCATTTGGACTAGCATCCTGGCATGTTTTGACATCTATGACAATTCCAGCAGATGCTAAAAATCCATCTGGCCTGGTCTTGAGGCCAATTTTGGTTTCTGGGCATTGGACAAAGAACGATGCTTCAGCGATTAACTCCTTATTAGTGAGCAAATTAGCCGCCATAGAGTTACCTAAACATGCTTCCGCCATATCACTTGCATGATCGAAGTCAACCGAGGTGAGTGGGAGCTTATTTAGGTTCTGAGCGTCTTCTTTAAACTGAGCCCATTCCTTTCCACGCCGCGTTTCTGGCCCCCTAAGAACTAAATCTTTCTCAGGCTCTAAAAGCATTGCATGTACTGCCGTTCCTAAATCAAAAGCATGGCTTTCTTTACGAATTTTGCCTTTCCAATGCTTCATAGTTTTAGTTGCAACATCTTTAACGTCACTAGACGAAATATTTTCATGAGCATGATATTCTTCATTACTCATCTTATTGCTTAAAATCATTGTCATGATTTCTCTTTTCTTTTTTGTTCTTTAAGTATTTTTGTTACTTTTTGTCTATGTCGAGTTTGATGGTCAATTCCATCATCTGCTCTTCCAAATGAAGTAACTATAGTTACACCAAAGATTTTTTTAATTAAGTATCTTATCATGATTTCTCTCTCCTTAACTTAGTTCTTCTGCTCCATATAGAGCTATCAGCGCGGCTTCTGCACGTCCGTCGTCTTTTACTCTACTAAATAATTGCGCATAATTTGGAAATCTTTCCATTGCTTTACTGCGGCTTACACCTTTATCACGATTTAAACCAAAATGTTTCTTCCACTTTGCAGGCGTAACAAAATGTATTGCTGTCTTTTGCGATGCTATGGCTGCCTGTAACATTCCATAACCTTCGCCAAACCTAAAAACACTAGATACACCTTGGCCTGGCATTGCCCCAACTCTTTCAACAACTGCAAATCTATTAGCTGTCTCAGGCTCAAGTATATCTATCAAAGCATGGCAATCTATAATATTTTTTCCTGCATGGTTTAACATTATAGGCATATCATGCATTTCAAGCTTTTTTGTCTTCGGCCAGTAAATAGCGATAGCTCCGCTGTAACCAGGATCAATACCAAATATTGAAAGCATATTAATTTTCCTATTCAGTCTACGTCTAAAACTAAACCATGCCCCACATATATTTGAGAAATATCTTTCTCTGGTGGGCTTACCTCAATGCCTTGCTTTGTTGCCTGCATTAACGCTGACATACGAACATATGCCGAAAACGATAAACCACTTTTATGAGCAGCTTCACTTATTGCTTCCTCTTGGCCTTCGCTAAAACTTATTAATCTTTTCTTATCCATTTTACTCTCCATTAATTTATTATTATTTATATATGTAAATAACATATTAGCAATATGTTATTTACCATCTTCCACCATTTTTATTCGTTTACCTATCCAACGCATTACAGGAACTGCCATTGAATTACCCATAGCTTTGTATCTATGACCATTTGGGCAATCTTCCGCCGATTTGTTTCTCCAAGCTATTTTTGTATAATCATCAGGAAAACCCTGCAAACGCTCAACTTCTCTTGGAGTAAGTCTTCTTACTACATGATCATAAACTAATGGTTTAGTTTCCCAATCTGCGCCACCCATACCATACGACGCAGTGATGGTATTTACATGCGTTTGCTTTGTGGTGGCTACAGCATGAACATCTGTTGCGGTTTGACATGGTGATAAGTCTACAAAGGGCTCTACTTGGTTGCCGCCGTTCTCAGGCTTTCTGCCAATCCAATTTCCAGGCAAAGCATAAGTTACAAGATCAGTGGCATCTTTATGATCTCTTGCTTTAACTGTGCTTGCAGTATCATCTTGGATATAATCCCCAAAGCCTCTCATCCTTGCAGGTACTAAACCTGCACCGCGCCCACCAAATATCTCCTGGTTACTAGCTCCAATGCCGCCAGAACTTTTAGTAGATTGAGTGAGCGTTGGGTGGGGAAAATCCCCATCCCAATGTGAACCTGTTTTTCTTGTGGTAACTAAAGCATCTGTTTCTACTCTTGAGTTTCCTGTACGACTGAAAGGAGGGCCGACTGTAACTGTTGGGGCAATTCTTTCCCCCTTTTCTCTGCTCGGTGGAGTATCCCCAGACAAGCTTTCTGGCTCAAATAAAACACTTGCGGCACTTCGCCAGTCTCCAAGACATCCGACAACGAACACACGTCTGCGTCTTTGTGGAACTCCGAAGTATTGAGCGTCCAACACTCTGTAGGCGAACCCATACCCGATTTTCCCCATCGCTGTGAGGAAGGTTGAAAAATCCCTTCCGCCGTTTGAGGACAGGACGCCAGGGACGTTTTCCCAGACAAGCCATTTGGGCTTAAATCTGTCAGCCATTGCAAGATAGGTGAGCATGAGGTTGCCCCTTGGGTCCGATAATCCTTTCCTAAGCCCAGCGACGCTGAAGCTTTGACAGGGTGTTCCGCCAACAAGAAGCTCAATTGTTTTTTCATTATTCCATTCCTTAAATTTTGTCATATCTCCATGATTTGTTATATGTGGATAGTGATGCTTTAACACTTCACTTGGAAATGCATCAACTTCACTAAACCATTGGGGCTCAAAGCCTAAATCGTGCCAAGCAACTGTGGCAGCTTCTACGCCAGAACATACTGAACCATATTTCATTCATCTTTCTCCTTTTTAAAATAAACATGCCTAACAGTTTTCTTACCACCCAACGCCCCAATAAAAGGCGGTTGGTTCTCAGAAACCCTGTCAACTAAACCTTCTTTAAACAAAATGTTTAATTGTGGGGCTACATATGAAACACTTAATCCAGTATTCCTGGCAATCATTGACGTTGTGTATCTTCCGCCGCGCCCTACAGACTTTAATATACGCTGTTGCTTTACAGCACTGTGTTTGCCTGGAAAGTTAGTTGATTTAAAACCAATGGCTCTGTTAGCTGTATTTTTAAATGGGCTCTGCACATGCCTGGAAGGTGGCATTCTTAATCCTAGCCTTATCTGCTCCTTTTCAAACTTATGCAGCCTATAAGAATACCAAATCTCACCCCAATGTTTACGATCAGTGTTCATCAATCTTTCTTTGAGTTGATCGGTATTTTTTGGTGGTCTTTCAACTTGCGCTGTAAGTTCTCCAGTATCGCCTGTTGTTCTTCCAGAAACCACTTGTAATACTTCCGATCCCTGGTCGGGTCTTTCAAATCCTCTATCATCAACCTGTTCATTTTTAGAATTCTTGTTGTCATTGCATATGCTTCTGAAACTTTCATTTTTATCTCCATTCATTATTCCACAAACCTTTCAAATTTACCCTCACTATTTATTGGCGGCATTACCTCACGTTGTTTTTTCTGCAATGCATTAATTTTGTTTTTAAAAACATCATTTAGAATATTTTCTAAATGTTGTTTTGTAAGCAGCTGTTTTTCGCAATTAACATAACCATTCCATTTTTGTTTGCTCATTTTTTCAATCCTTTTTTACGATATTTTTATTTTATTTGTTTA